TTTAAAGAGTGGTGCTACATCGGGAATAAGAACGGGATTGAGAGCAGTAGATGAGTTGACGAATGGATGGCAAAAAAGTGATTTGATTATTTTAGCAGGTAGACCTTCGATGGGAAAAACAGCAGCAGCAGTTTCAATGAGCATATACCCAGCGTTAAGAGATAATAAAGCAGTAGCAATATTTTCACTTGAAATGAGTAAAGAACAATTAACTGGTAGGATAGAATCATTTATAAGCGAAATTGATGTTTCTCGAATAATTAAAAAGCAGTTGACGTTAGAAGAAATAAATCGTATGGATAAAAGTTGCGAAGAACTATATAACGCACCAATATTCATTGACGATACACCAAACATTAGTTTGATTGAACTAAAATCTAAGTCAAGAAAATTAGTAAAAGAAAACAAGGTAGAACTAATAATCATTGACTACTTACAATTAATGAGAAGTGGCTTGAACATTGGGAATAGAGAGCAAGAGATTGCAGAAATAAGTAGAGGTTTAAAAGCACTTGCAAAGGAACTAAAGATTCCAGTTATTGCATTATCACAATTAAGTAGATTGGTAGAAAGTAGAGCAGATAAAAAACCTATGCTTTCAGATTTAAGAGAGAGTGGGCAAATAGAACAAGATGCAGATATGGTTTTGTTTTGTTATAGACCAGAATATTATGACATAGAAACGTATGAAGTTGGCTCTGAAACTTTCGATGCTAATGGCTTATTTATGCTTATAGTTTCAAAGCATAGAAACGGAGAACTTGGCGAGATACCTTTGAAGTTTATTCACAATCAAACCAAATTAAAAAATTATGATTCAGATGAAAATTTCTCAAATAAAAAATCTATAATAAATTCAACAATAAGTACATTCGCAGATGAAAACCCATTTTAATAACTAAATATATGAAAACCAAAAAAGCAAAATTAAGATTAAAAGAGAACAAGGTAAAAGAAGTCCTTGCTACTATGGGTATGAGTCAACAAGAGTTGGCAGATAGAATAGGAACTAATAGAGGTCACATATCTAAAATAGCAAACCAAAGAAGTCCCGCAGTAAGTTTACCAATCGCAATTAAGATAGCGAAAGAACTTAAAATGCCAGTAGAGGAATTATTTATAATTGAATCAGAATGAAGAAAAGGGAACGAATAAAAAAAGTAAGCAAAGTGTATGTACTAACTTATACTACTAACAAAAATTTCAATGATTTGTTAATAAAAAAAGAGCAAAAAGTTATACATTATTGTAACAAATGATTATATTTGTAAACTACAAAAAAACAACAAATAATTATGAAGACAAATACGCAACCTATTGATTATGTTAAAGATACGTTCCCTGAATACTTGGGCAAGAAAGACCACATATCTGCAAGTGACATTAAAAGTTTTATGAAAAGTCCACAGTATTATTTTTACAATAAATACGAAGACAAAAAAGTTAAGAATGAAGATGCAAGACATTTTATAATAGGTTCTGCATTACACGAATCTGTACTTGAGCCTCATCAATTTTTTGATAACTACATTGTCGCTCCAAAATTTGATAGAAGAACAAAAGAAGGTAAGCAGGAGTTTAATGACTTTCAAATTAAGAATAAAGGCAAAGGTATTCTACTCGAAGAAGAGATGGATATGATTATTAAAATGGGTGCAAACGCACTAAAAAATAAATCATTAATTGAACTTGTAAACGATAGTTATAGAGAGTTAAGCATTTACACTTCTGATGAAAAAACAGGGTTAAAAATAAAATTGCGACCAGATGTATTTTGCAAAAACAAAAGTACAATCGTAGATATTAAAACTTGCGTAGATAGTAGCAATAAAGAGTTTAAGAGAAATGTTTATTCCTATGGGTACTCTATATCCGATGCTTTCTATAAAGACTTTGCAAACAAAGAAAACTATGTATTTTGTGCTATTGAAAAAAATCCTCCTCATCAAGTTAGTTTGTATGAACTAACAGACGAAATGGTAGACTATGGTAGAAAAATGTATAGAACAGGTCTTGACTTATTAAAGTGGAGTTATGACAACAACTATTGGTGCGATTACAACGAGTTTGAAATATTAAAAGAATGTTACGAATTAGAAAATCTTGATACATTTTTTGAAACGCTTGAAAATTCATCTATAATATCAATCTTAAAATAGTTATGAAACTAAGGATAATGCAAATAATTTTATTTTTCCCTTGTTGTCTTTTAGATGGCTTAATATTATTTTTTATACTTATTCCAATATGGGTAGTATGCGGAGTTAAAGCAACAACGAAAGAGCCATTATTAGAGTGGCTATTTGATAAAACCAATAAAAATAAATAGTATGGATATTGCTAATGTTCAGAAAAACTCAAAATACATAGGTTATGAATGTGTACAATGCGGTAAAAAAATAGAAGAAAATGAAAGGCAAAAAATAATATCGCTTGGTTGCTTTCAAACTTGGTGTATGCTTTGTATGGTAAAAAGATACCCTTCAGACAAGCACCTTTGGGACTATGTAAAGAGTAACGGAAATAAAGATATTATTATAGATAGAAACGATTTATTAAATAACCAATAAAAACAAATAAGTATGAAACAAAAATCAATTAAAACAAAGAAAAAACTTTTAGATATTGTTTACGAATTAAAAGATGGCAGAAGTGAAAGTATTACTTATGGCGGTAATTTTAAGGATGAGTATTTGATAAAACATATTTCGGAAAAAGTTGCTAAATTAAAATTAGGCGACAAGTTAATTATATCTCCAAGAGAGTGTGTAGAAATAAAATAACCAATAAAAACAAATAAATATGAAAAACGAAAAAATGTTTAAAGCGGATTACAATAAACAGCAGTACAAAATAGAAATTATTATTTGTGAAAATGGAAGTCTTTTCTATGTTGAAAAAATAAATAAAGACTTTACAATCACTTATGATAGCTTGATTGGAGCATTAGAAATTACTAAGATTAATTTGATAAAAGACCAGTCTGGAGAGAATAGAAAAACATACAAAAAACAAGTTAAACCAAAAACAAAAAAATAAATATGGAAAATCAATTAGCAACAAACACAAAGAAGTCGGTATCTTCAATTCTTTCGCAAGACTTAGTTAAAGCGAGATTCACAGAAATTCTTGGCAAGAGTGCAAATGCTTTTGTTAGTAGTATAATTTCTGCTACAAAATCAAATCCCTCACTTGCAGAGTGTGAGCCTGATAGCGTAATTTCAAGTGCCGTAATTGCGGCAACATTGAACTTGCCTATTCAATCAAATTTAGGTTTTGCTCATATAGTGCCTTACAAAAAAGATGGAGTGCCTGTTGCACAATTCCAAATGGGGTACAAAGGATTCATTCAGTTAGCTTTAAGAACTGCACAATACAAAACTATCAATGCAAGTGAGATATACGAAGGAGAGTTGATTAAACACGATAGAATAACAGGAGATGTAGAACTTGACACTAACAAAAAGAAATCAAACAAAGTTATCGGCTATGTAGCATATTTTAAATTACTCAATGGTTTTGAGAAAATGCTTTATATGACGAGAGAGCAATTAGAATCTCACGGTGGGAAGTATTCAAAATCATACGCTAACAAATATGGCAGATGGCAACAAGATTTTGACTCTATGGCTTTAAAAACGGTTATAAAACTTTTGCTAAGTAAGTATGGCATCCTATCGGTAGATATGCAAACAGCAATCATTACAGACCAATCAGTAATTAAAGATGCAGACACGCTTGATGTAGAGTATGTAGATGCAAACGACAAAGATGTATTCCAATCTTCTGCATTAGAAGAAACGGAAGCGGTTGAAGTTAATGTATTGGTTTCGGATGCACAAAAAATAGCAGATGCAAAATCTCAATCTAAATTAAAATTATAAATGAAAGCACACACCAAAATTTATCTTGAATATTTTGGCTTTGAAAAATCCGACTTTATCCCTTGCGAGATATGTGGTGCAACGGCTGTTGACATTCATCATATCGAAGCAAGAGGTATGGGAGGCTCAAAGACAAGAGATGTAATAGAAAACCTTATGGCTGTATGTAGAAGTTGCCACATAGAGTATGGCGACAAAGTTAAGCACAAAGAGTATGTAATAGAAGTTCATAATAAATATATAAAAAAATGATAGTATTAAAAATATGGTTTTGGCTAAGTTTTATAGGTTTCATCTTATTGTTTTTTAGAAGCGATAGGAAAATGCTATTTCAAATTGTTTTCTTTAAAAATGGAGATATTATAGGATATGTAACGCTTTGGTTGGCTCTAATAATTTGTCTTCCAATTACTATACCCTACTCAATTAAATATATAAAAAAATGATTGAGAAAGGAGAAATCGTATTTGCAAATCTTATATTCAAAAATAAGAAAGGAATAATTATAATAGTGAAAGAGCAGATATTTTCAAGAGAGTACGATGGTAGCTATAAGCAAGTGTACACAAAGCAAAATGACGAAGCTAAAATAAAAAGTTTCGGTCTTAAAGAAGATACACTAACTCTACAAAAAATTGATGTAATTAAAAGTTTGGGATTTAAAATCAAATATAATTAAAACTATTTTAATAAACTTATTAACGTGTTATTAACAAAATATAGATATGTCGAAAAGTATAGGGGTTTCAAAAACAAATGAAGTTGCAATAATTGAAGTAGAAGAAAAAATCTTTGAAATTGATATTACGAGGAAATGTCATTTAATAGACGTTATACCTATGGGAGCAGTGCGAATGACCAGGTCTGACACTTGGAAACTTGACCCTAATCACAAGAACGAAAAGCAGAGGCAAAGACCTGCAGTAACAAGGTATTGGGCGTTTAAAAACAAAGTAGTACAAGAGTGTACGAAAACAAATTATATAATGAAAAATACTATTGATGTCGTCTTTTTTTTACCTATGCCTGAGAGTTGGTCGTTAAAAAAGAAAGAAAGAATGAATGGTATGCCACATAAAAGTCGCCCCGATGTCGATAATATCATAAAAGGTTTTATGGATGCACTAAAAGATGAAGATGGAGATGTGTGGAGAATTATAGCTGAGAAAAGATACGCTTATAAAGGCTCAATATTAGTGTACGAATAATTTTTGTATCATTTAATTACTTATATTTGCTAAGTTAAATTTTCAAAAAAAATGAAGAAAATTAAAAATACAAATAACGGCAAAGACGGTGGAACGCTTGTAGGTAAAGCACATTACGACAAAGATGGTAAATCTTTGGGTGGGATAAAAACTATAATAACTGATGATAATAGACCTGTTGAAGTAGAAGGCGGTGAAGTAATAATTAACAAACACGCATCTAAAAAACATTGGAGAGAATTAAGCAGAATCAATCAGAGTGCAGGAAACGGAGTACCTATAACAGAACCACACTTTAAAAAAGGTGGCAATACTGAAAAAAGTAAATTTAAAAGCAAGGTAGAAGAGAGAAAGCAGAAAGTTGCAAAAGTTATGCACGAATTTAAAGAGGGCAAACTTAAATCTCACGGAAAGAAAATAACAAAACATAAACAAGCAGTAGCAATAGCGTTAAGTGAAGCACTAAGATTAAAAGATGGTGGAGCTGTTTACACTATAACTGCAAAAGAAATTGTTGATTTGAATAGTATAAATAGATTAAAAGATGGTGGGAAACTTGAAAAAGAAATAAAAGCTAAAACTTACAAAGAGTGGTTGGCTTTGATGCGTAAAGATAACAATGCACACAATGAAAACGCACACCAAGACGATGTTATTCCTTTTTGGGAGTGGGTTAGTGAAATGGGTGCAATGTATGGTTTTAAGCCATTAAAAGACGCTTCTGGTGACACAATAGTAGTTCGCACACAAGATAACCCTCCAAACAAAAAAGATGTGTTAGAATACGTTGAGCGAATGAAAAAGATTTATGCAGACGAAGATGGCGACATTGATGAAAATGCTGAAGAAATTATTGCTGAAGATGTTGCTAAAGAGTTTAATATTGATATGATTTCCGCTTATGATTACATTGATAATTCAAAATTAAAAAATGGCGGGGAAATAAATACTAATTCAAATATGAGAAGTTTGGGTGATTGGCTTTTAAACTCTCAAGATGGAAGAAAATTGTTGCGTAAGTCAAAAAATTTAAAAGAGTTTGAATACAATTTAAAAAAGGAATTGCCAATAAATTCTCCTAAAGGAAAAGTAAATAAAATAGATTCAAATTTTGATTACGAGCATTTATGGAAAAATACAAAATACTTTTTTAGAGATGGCGGGTATATAGAGCCTCACAAAGAAGTTAAGACCGATTTAGCGACAGTATTAAACGAATTGAATTATGGAGAGTATGAGCAAACAGTTTATCTTCGCTTACGCAATCTTTCTGATGAAAAAATGCTTGACGAAATAGCTTCAATATCTGATGACTACCAAGAATTAGAAGATGCAATACAACTTAAAATTGATGATTATGAATCGGAACAATCTGATATTGATAGCGAAATTGATGAAGTGAATGATGGTGATTTAAGCAAAAGTAAAAAAGCTACAAAAGAAAAAGAATTACAAAAAAAGTACGAGAGTATTAAGGATAAAATTGATTTACTTGAAATACAAAAAAAGGAGAAAGAAACTCTTAAAGACCAATTTTATGTACTTGACGTTGATGATGACTATGTAAAAGAGATAATACAAAAAGTAGGTGCAAGATTACAAACAAGACAAAACATTAATGCAGGGACTGATTTGTTCCCAGAAGATGCTAATATAAAAGAGTTCGTTAAAAAAGCACCCACTACTAATGTTTCAAAAATAAAAAAAGATTTAAAACTTTACGATGAAGATGAAGACTTAGAGTTATTGTTTATAATGAAAAAAACAGACCCTAAGAACTTCACTCCAGAAATGTGGGAACTTTGTAAAAAAATAATGTCTAAAAAATAAAGATATGGCTTTCGATGACTTTATGAAAAAAATGCAACCTGTAAAAAAAGCTACTCCACAAATAGTAGAACAAACTTTTGATGCAGGTCAGAAACTTATTAATGTAGATTACTTTGATAAGATAAAAGATATACAAGATTTAAAACCTTTCTTACTTAAACAAACGAGTATGAATGTTTTTAAGAGAGGTTGGAGATTTCAATTTGGTACGTCAAAGTCTTGGGCAGGTTTGTGTAATCCAAGAAGCGAAGAAGTTTTGAAGTCAAAGAATAAAAATATAATGATTTCAATAGACTTTGTTAAAGGGGATGACAAGTGGAATGAAAATATGACTGATGTTATCTTACACGAGATTGCTCACGCTATTGTGTTTGAGATATTTTATTTTGATGGAGAAGGAACTATAGGAGGCTTGATGCAATTAGACCCTGAACACTTTGATAAAGAAAAGCCAGGTCACGGAAAGATGTGGAAACAAGTTGCGTCTGCATTACAAGGAAAACAAGCATCTACATTTTATATCAATTCACAAACAAACAAATACTTTTTAGATTATACATATAATTGTGTAAATTGTGGTTTCAAAGGGTTTGGAGCAACTGCTAATTTCGTTAGTAAGTGCCAAAAATGTTTGAAGCCAGTTTTTATTCAACAAAACTCATAATAAATTTATTAACTTCGCAAAAAAAATAAATACAATGGAAAATAAAGACGACAGATTTTACGCTAATGACAATGGGATTGACTTGTTTGAAGATTACGAAAGCATACCAGAAAATGTAAAAGAAGTTTTAGATGAATATCTTGATGCTATCAATGATAATGATTATGATGAGTTAGCAAAAGCAAATAGCGAACTTAAAAAAATTGGATATACATTTGATTTTGGTTTGGATGGCGAAGCATACGATTTGCGACCAATAGGCACAAAGGGTAAAAGTGAATCATACGCTAAAGGCACTACTATTGAGGGTGGTAGTTTAGTAGGCAAGGAAACAAGTTTACGTTTGTACGGAGATAACTTAAAGTATATTCAACACGAAAATAAAGTTTATAAGCCATACCATTTTACTGATAAAATGGCTAAAGCAAAAAAAGATTTAGAAAACGAAACAGACATTATTTTACCATACGAAAACAGAATGAGTAGAGGTGTTTGGTATGTACTATACAGAGAGGTTGAAAAATACGCTAAAGGCTCTACTATTGAAAGCGAAAACGCAGAAATGGTACTTAATAACAATAAACAAATAAAACATCACACGGAAGAACTTTCTGAAATTATGAAAGATAAACCAAAAGTACCTGCGTGGGTAGTAAGCAAAGTAAATCGTTCTGCAACTGATTTGTCAGATGCGACACACTTTTTAGATGGAGAAAAAATGGCAGAAGGTGCAAACATTGTAGAAAAACAAAGTCCATATTTCCCAGCATCTGAAAGTTGTGAAAGCCTTGATACGCTTGTTCCATTTGCGATGGCACAAGATTCAAAGAACTTTAATTTACTTTTGAGAAGTTACATACAAAATAAATACAAAATAACAGTAGAGCAGTATGTAGCAAAAAAATTACACTATAAATCAGTAGATGATTTATGTTACGACCCTACAAGATTAAATGAGTCTGGTACAAGGCTTGTGAGATTTGGTAGAGAACAAATTGATGCAATCGCAACTGCAATTTATGCCTACGAAGAAAAAGGAAATGCAATCATTATTGCTGACCAAACAGGTGTTGGTAAAGGTAGAACAGCCGCAGGATTGATTCGATATTCAATTTTAGAGTTAGGCAAAAAACCATTTTTCTTTACCGAGAAAAAGCATTTGATAAATGATATTTATAGAGATTTGTATGATATTGGATTTGATGCAGGGGTAGTCGAGGTTGCTATGGAAAAGGAGCAAGTAAGGAAAGATATATGGACTGACGAAGAACTCATTAAATACATAATAAGTGACTTAAAAGATATAGAAGATGTAAGAGTAGAGTATTCGTTTCCAGATGAAGAAAGATTTTCTATAAACAAACTTAAATCTTATCCTAAAAAATTATCTGAAGAAGATGCTGATTATTATGAAAGTATAATGTCAGATTTGATTGAACTTTATAGAACTAAGTTTAATGAAGAAGGCACTTTTGTAACTAAAAAAAATCCAGTTTCGCTTATTGAACAAGAGAGAGCGTTGAGTGTTGCTCAAAAAGAAGGAAGGATGAAATTGACTCCTTTCTTTCCAAGCAAAGAAGACATTTTTGATAAAAACGGAAATGTCATTTACAAAGCGATGACCGAGGATGAGTTAAAAGATGCTATGGGGTATAAAAAAGAGCAAGGCAAATGGACTTATGATTATGACCAAGATGTTACGCTATTGAACTTGCCAAAAAAATATGAATTGTTTGTAATGCCATATAGTCAAATTTCTAATCTATACGAAGATGTAAAGAAAACAGGAGGTAGACAGGTATTAAATCCTAAAATTGCATACCTTCAAAATTTTGTTAATAATAGCGTAGTAATATTAGATGAAAGTCATTCTGCGAGTGGTGGAACAATAGATAACCCATCAAACATTTTTGAAACAATATCTAAGTTTGTAGGTCTTTCTGCGATGACTACATACATTTCAGCTACTTACTCAAAGAGAGCGGTTAATATGCCTTTGTACGCTATTAAAACGAGTATGAGAGAAACAGGTTTATCAACAAAAGAATTGATTGAAACATTTACTGATGGTGACACTGCATTGCAAGAAGCGGTGTCTGTTGAGTTGGTTAGAAATGGTCAATTACTAAGGAGAGAAAGACTTATTCAAGGAACATCAAATTACGAATATGCTAAAAACGAGCCTGGCGACCAAGTTGGTACTCAACAAGCAATTAGAATGAATACTGTTGCTGATTTGTTTGGAGAGGTTAGACAATTTCAAAAAAAGGTTCACGGGGTTATAAAATCGTTTAAAGATGAACTTGAAGCAAGAGAATTTCCAACAGAGCCTTTAGCTGGAACAAAAGATGAAATTGACAAAGCGAGGTCTATTAATGGTCTTGAATTTCAAATGTTCAATTTCTTTTTGTTAGGTTTAAAAATTCAACAAACAGTAGAGTATTCTTTAGAACAACTTAAAAATGGTATTAAGCCAATCATTACCGTAGCAAATACTTTGGAGTCAGCGTTAAGCAATATGCCTAAGTCTTTTAAAACAATGAAAGAGAGCGACAGGTATCAAATGGGAGATGAAATCGAAAATGATTTTAAACTTTATATTGCATATTTATTATTCTACACAATGCGTTGGAAACAAAATGTTGAAACGGTTTCGGATGATGGTGATAGAGTTATTTCATCAAAAACTATTTGTGTATTTGACGACTATCATCCTATGTCAAGAGAGTTAAGAACAGAATTAGGTGGGGAATACGAAGTTATTTTAGGTAGAATATTAAGAGCAACTACAGGCGTTTCTATTGCACCTATTGATGAGATTAAGCAAAGAATAAAAGATGCTGGGTATTCTATTAATGAAATAACTGGAAGACAATTACAGGTTTCTTTCTCTAACAAAAATTTTGATAAAGGTGTTATTACAAAAAGAGAAGTTAAGCCAACAACTGTTGTAGTAAAAGAGTATAATGAAAACAAAATTGATGCTCTAATAATCAATCAGAGTGGTGCTGTTGGTATCTCAATGCACGGCAGACCAGTAGGTCGTGCTAAGATTTTTTATCCAATTCAAAAAACACAAGTTGAGGTTGATGGTGTAATAATGGAAGTTGAGTCAGGCTGGCCAACTACACTTGAAAATAAAGATGAAGTAAAAAAACGAGGAATGATTATTACTCAAATGGAACTTGACATAAATAAAGAAGTTCAAAAATTGGGTAGGATTAATAGAACAGGTCAGGTATACCCTCCTCAATTTACATACATCGTTTCATCAATACCTTCGGAGTCAAGATTATCGGCTATGATGGAAAGAAAATTGCGTTCACTATCTGCAAACGTAAGTTCTGACCAAGAACAATCTTCGCATCTATTTAGTTCAGATGACTTTTTTAGTGCAATCGCTATTGACCCTTTCAATGAAACAATGAGAGAGATTGGTGCGAGATTTAGAGCGAAAGTAAAAGAAGATATTAAAAACTACACTAAAATTCTATATTTCTCAGACTTTCAATTACAAAAAAACTTTTACGATATTTTCACTCAAAGATTAAGAGAATTTATTGAGGAGCAAATAAAATTAGGTACTTATGTAGGTGCATTAGCAAAGAAAGATTACAAGGCAAAAACTGTTGATAAATTCCCTTTCTATATTGGAAACGAAGATTCAAAAACATCTTTTGGCGGACATAGTTTTTTAGAGCAATGTACAGTTAAAGAGTACGAACCTAAAAATTTAGAGAGAGAAGTAAGAAACGCTATTGCAAGTAAAATGGTGTTGAAAAATTCTAATTTCTATAAAAAGGATTCAAATCCACAACTTGATGAAGAAGGAGAAGTTATAACAAGTTCCTTTGATAAGATGTATGACAACTTAGAAATGTATCAAGCGGATGCTATTGCTTTAATTGATTCTTTTGCAGACGACAAAGCGACTATGCAAATTACTTATATTGCAGAATATCAAAAAGATATTTTAGCACTACAAGAAAAAGTTGATAACGCTAAAAATGAACTTTTTAGAAAATATGATGTACTTAAATTTGAAGTTGACGAGCAAGGTTTAAGAACGAAAGCAAAAAGAATAATTCACGGAAAAGTAAAAGAAATTTTTGAATTAGAAGAGCAAGTTACTAAAGTAAAAAAACAAATTTCCGAAATTAAAGATAAGATTTCAGAAGCACTAAACAAAGAGGATATGGCTTCTGTTGGAACTCTAAGTGTTGATATGGCAAAGTATAAAGAAGAAGATAAAAGACTTTCTGATTTAGTTGCTTCATACGGTGATGTTAGTGAGTTAAAGTCTGAATACAAAAGTTCTGAGAGAGAAATTAAACACGATGAAAAAGAAATAGAAAAAATTAAAAATAGAATTTCAAATATTCGAGAGCAAGGTGTTGAATACGCTACGTTGATGAACAATTTAAAGTCTTTCATAATGAAGATTGGTCAGGTTCACAACTATTGTATTTTAAAAGAGATTCCAATTAATGTTGACAAAGATGGAGAGTTTCAGTTATCTATTCAGAGATACGAATACGAAATTGATTTTTCTCAGCCAGCAGTAGTTACAGGAATTACTTTCCCTTTTGAAGCAAGTGAATTTATACCTTCAAATATAATTGTAAATTTTGTTGGTGTTACAGATAAGTCAACTGGGACAAAACCATTTTCTCAATTATTTAAAGAAGTTGATATTCAAGATAAGTGGGAGAGAAATAGAAAAAGTCTTATTGAATTAAAACTTATTGCACCAAGCTACAAAGATAATGTTTGGAATAAAATTGTAGGTAGTTTTGATACATCAAGCGATGCACCAAAATATTTTATTGTTGGAAGTATTTTGAAAACTTTTATGTTAGCAAAAGACAATGAATTGCCTGGGACTATTACTAAATACACAATGAACGAAGGCGTTGATAGATTAGGTATCGAAATTTCAAACAATACAGATACCGAAGGAACTATGGTTTCAACAACTTACGATAAATTACTATCTCGTTATAACAATGAAGAAGGAAGCCTTGAGTACCCTATTTTATTTGATGGTAACACAAAGAACATAGATAGGTTGATGACAAATTATATGTATTGGTATTGCATAGCAAGATTCTACAATGCAAAGAAAAATAATAAACAAATTGCAGGAGATTACAATGACAATTACTTAAACAGTGGTGATGAATTTACTTTTGAGATTTCAAGCAAAAGCGGTTATTCGGCAATTAGAATTTCAATGCCATATTCTTTAAGAGAGGATTCAAATAATATTTGTAGTGCTTATTTCGATGGAGATGTGTTGCCTCAACAAATGGCAATAGAAGATTTCACGAATTCATTAACTGTTAAAATTATTTCAAGTGAACTTAGATACGCTGAATTTTTTGCATATCAATTAAGTCAATTAGGTGTAGATATAGATAGCGATAATTTAGAAATTTCTAAAAAGAGTCTTAACTTTCCAGATGTTAGCGTTTCTACTAATCAAGTAAAAAGATATTCTTTAGAGAAGTTTTTTAAATTAACTTTCCCTACTAATATGTTAGGTGCAAAATCAAGTATAGCTTGTTCCCAAAGAGTAACAATGTCATACGAGAACTTTTTGGAGATTATGAAAACTTTAGAAGTAGCGAATGAAAAACCTACATTTGCAACAGGTAGTCAATATTTTAAAGAAGTTGCGGATATGTATGTATTAGAGCAGTTTGTTGAAAATAGCGTGTTTACTGAAACATCGGCAGGTGGAGATGTAACTTTCAACCCAGCGGTAGAAGGTGCATTAATGGAAGCAATAGATAGTCAAATTCAAAAAATAGTTGATATATTTACACTCGAAGAATAATAAATGACAATAGACGAACAATACGAAGATGCTTATGACAAAGCACCAAATGAAACGAAAAGAGTTATTGAAACTTTCCAAAGAGAGCCGAAAGAACTTAGGGATAAAAAGCCGTTGCTATATTATATTTTAGGTAGCGGAACTCCTCCTTATAAAATGGCTAAAAAAGAGTCTGCTTATGTAGATGTTGCAAGTGGAAAACACAAATGCTCTAATTGTATTTTTACGTTTCAAAACTATGTTAAAAAAACATATATTTGTTCTCAAATTAGAGGGACTATAAAATTAGGCGGTTGGTGTAAACTTTGGATTGGTTAAAAAAATAAAATAATGAACTCATATATGGAATACGCTAAAAGTGGTGAACTTATTAAAAGAGCCGATGGAACTTACTCTAAGCGTGGTTTATGGGATAATATTAGAGAAAACAAAGGGAGTGGGAGGAAGCCAACAAAAGAGATGCTTGAACAAGAAGCTAAAATAAAAAACGAAATGGCTGATGGTGGCAATGTTGAAAACAAAGAAACATATAAAAAGTGGAAGTCACTTGTTAATATGAGCAAGAGTGAGTTAGAAAAATTCTATAATTCACAGGAAGGAAAAGATGCAGGTCTTTCATCTCAAGAAGCGAGTGAGCAAGGTATTAGTAGTGGTAGAGAAAGTGCAAGATGGGTTATGAAAATGAAACAAACACCTATGCAAGAATGGACTCCTACTATGTGGACTTGGGCGAAAAAACAAATTAGTTTTGTAAGTAGAATGAGTGGAAATAAAGGTGGTCTATACGATGACAAGGGTAACAAAACAAGAAAGCATACGTCTTTATTGATATGGGGACACAATCCAGAAAAGTACGAAGATGGAGCAAATATTGAAAATAAAACAAAAACAAATACAATGGATAAAGCAATAGAAGTAAGTACGTCAGAATATAAATATTCTGAATTTTACGAATGGTTCAAAAATTACATTCCTTCAAGTTTGTATGGAGAAAGTTGGGCATCAGAAATGAAATCACTCAACACTTTGATTTTAGATAATAATGTCGAAGAAAAAATAACATTCACAGATAGCAGACTTGTTCTAATATCATTTATGGCTCTCACCTATTCCGATGTAACAAAAGGCGGTATGAGAGAGTGGTGGATAGTAAGAAGATATTTAGAGCAATACTCGGATAACAATTCAATTCAAGGAACTGATTTATTTGAGTTTGTAGATAAGTATATTGGCTATACATTTACCGATGCAAATATGAGCGATGAAGAAAAAATGAGAATAGAAACTTTAAAATCTGTTTTGTCTAAGCACATAAAAGATGATTCTATAATGATTCCTTACTTTGTGAAGAGCGAAATAATGTCTGGGGTAAAAGAGTTCACAAAAGAAGAGATAGTGTCTGAGGAGTCACAAGAAGAGGAAATTGAAGAGGTGTCCGTAGAAGATAAATGGAAAGGACTAAAAGATTTCGCTGAAATGATGATGGAAGATGCAGAAGGCGAAGTTTTAGAAAAGTGGCAAGGTCTTTATGAATTTTGTGAATTAATGTTAGAAAAATAAACTTAAAAAAAAATATAAAATGGAAAATAAAATGAAAAAAATTAGTACAGGTATGAAAAAACATTTCGGCAAAAAAGGTACTACAATTACTTTAAAATATACTGACTTTGAAAACAAGGCTCACTCTAAAAATTTTGAAACACAAGAAGAAGCTATTGAGTTTAAGAAAATTTTAATGGCTCAAGGGTTAGCTAAAACTATTTCTTTACCATTCAAAATGGATAATGAAGAATACGCTAAAGGTAAAACTCTTAAAGGTAAAAAGAAGTGGATAAAACCAGCACTATCAGGTAAGAAAGGTATTGTAAGCAAGTTCGCAGAGAAAAAAGGAATTATAAAAGCAGGTAAAGACTTAACATTAACTTCTATTCGCAAAGTAGAAAAGGTTGCTACTGGTAAAATGAAAAAGAGAGCAATAATGGCAGAAACGCTTATTGGATTCAACAAAAAAAGATTTGGTGAAGAAGGTATGAATGTTGAATACGCTAAAGGCTCTACTGTTACAACAAACGAAGGAGTGATTGAATCATTTTTATCTGACAAAAAAGAATTGAAGGTAGGTAATCTTTCAACTCACTACTCTACTATGGGCGATGTTGTTTTGTTAAGAAATTATGGAACTTTGATTGCTAAAAGAAAAGGTAAAACAGTAAGTATCTCTACAAAAAAATATTCAGTCACTACAACTAAGATTCAAAATATGATTGAGCGTATGGCTAATGGTATGGGATTGAAAGTAGAAAAAATTGGAGAAGATGAATTTGCTAAAGGTGGCGAAATGTATGGTTATGGTGGAGAAGTAGAAGGTACTTATGGAAGAAGCAAAAACCCAGCAACAATATTTGTTTACAAGCAAGGTAGAAGAAATTGGTATGTAGCAGAAGGAAGTGTAAATGTTAATTGTACTTACGATGATATTGAAGATGGTGTAGATATTGAGGAGTTAAATGATGTTGATACTTTTACTGCATCAAAGCCAATCAATAGCGTAGAAGACCTTGAAATGTTTATGGATGATGAAGAATACGCTAAAGGTGGTGGGTTAAAATCAATACCAAAAGGCAACAAAGGACTTCCTAAATTACCAGAGAGTGTTCGTAATAAAATGGGATATATGGAAAATGGTGGTTACATTGAATTGATGGGCGAAGGATTTGATGATGGTATTAACAAATTAACAACTGCTTGGTTTGATTGGGTTAATGCTCCAATGACTACAAAAGAAGATATAGAGTTAGCAAAATCAGATGTTTTAGAGTACATCGAAGGAATGTTAGATGAGAAATATCGTACAGGTGGTGTAGCAGGTTCAAAGCACGTTTCGGTTACAAAAGGTTATAGATTACCTCACGGCTACAAAGCAGTAAAAGGTTCCGATAAATCTTACAATTATTCAAAAGGTCACAAAGGAGTTAAAGTAGACGCAGGTTATAGACTTCCAAAAGGTTATGAAGTAGTTGAAGGTGCTTATGATATGAAGTACGAACACGGAACTACTTTAGGTGATTGTTGGTCTTGCAAGTTAGACAAAGACGAAAAAGAATTTGCTTGTTCTGTTTACAATAGAATGATTACTTGTCATCCTTTTTGTACTGAAGAAACTTTAAAAAATTGCGACAAAAAATATTTGCTAAGTGCGATTGAAAAAAATATGAACGCTTTTTCAAACGATGGAAAAAAATTAGCAACGTCAATAGTTAGAAAATTAAAATAAATAAATTACATTTGCACAAACTAAAAACAAAAAACTATGGAATACTCGTATGAAAAATTAATGAAGGAGAAAAACTTACAACTAAGTGAACTCCCACCTGATGCAAGAGTTGGAATTGAAGCTATTGCGAAAGTCAAGCGTACTATTGCTATCACAGAAGAAAAAGGTCGCAAAGTAGGTCCAGCTACGCTTACAAAATTGAAGGCTAACGATAAGTGGGCAACGCAAGAAATTCAAGCGTATCTTCAAGGAAAAGAAAGTAATCAATCGGAAGAAATTCCACACAACGAATCAGAAATTCAAAACGAAATGGAAAAAGAAGCTAAAATCGAAGAAGTAAAAATTGACCCAAAAGGGTTAGCAATCGAAGGCGAACTAAAGAAAATACACGAAGCTGGAAAGAAAACAGTAACAGCAGATGAATTAGAAACTCTCGCTCCGAAATGCTACGATGTTTTAGCCGAGAACTACGATGACAATGGAGAGAATGGTATTGAAACAACTCACTACTCAATCATTGAAACAGCAGACGAAGTATTCACAATAACTAAAAAATAAAAAAAATGATAACAAAATTTGAAACAGGCTCACCTGTAGCAGGAAAGAGTAGTAACACACTTCTAATAGTTTTAGGATTAGCCGTTGCTGGGTATTTGGTTTATAGGTTTGTAATTAAGCCAAACCAAGAGAAAGCAAAGCAAGAGAAAGAAAAGCAGGATAACCAAGAGTAGTCTGTTAATAAATATTTTACCACTATTTGTTTTTGTGTAAAGAATAGTATATATTTGTGTAACATTTAAACATAAAAATATGAAAGCAAAGACAAAAAAAGTGCCTGACGAAATTACAAGCAAGTCAGATGAAAGTGGTAATTTAATTTTGATTAAGAACAATGGTGTTAGATTAATCTTAACTTTGAAATTAAAATCTGAAACTAAGGGCAGAAGGCTCGGTATAGTTAATATTGATAGAAAAACTTTTGAAGTAAAAAGAAAAAGAGAAAAACATTTATTTAGAAAAAATCAAAGTTATGGATTCAATCACAAGCTACTCGTAGATGCAACAAAATTTGATAAGATAAGATTGTCAGACGAAAAAAACGAGTGGTTGATTCCAAAGAGTTACATTTTAGATAACGGTTCTTTTTTACACTTTAAAAATAGTGGAGGGTATGAAAGACAGATATTTATTGAAATAGAAAAATTAAAAGAATTTGAAAGAGGTTTAAAGATTTGAGAACAATACAATTCACATACGAAGATAGAGTAAGAGGGGAAATAACATTAGATATTACATACACTATGAGTCCCTATAAATCAATTTCTGAGTATGTAGAGATAATAAAAATAAGCGAAGACGGAGTCGAAGTAGATTCGGACGAGTCTTTGCTTTCTTTTATAGAAGATTACATCTTAGAGAATGACGAAGACGACATTTACGATGACTATTACAATGAAGAGGATTAGTCCTTTTCAAACGAGAGAAAATTTGCAGTAGTATACCACCTTTCATTTTTAAATCTGCTCGTTATATAAAATCTTACACTTATTCTACTACCAATTTCGCAACTCAAAACCAACTCATCATATTGGTATCTTTTCATCACTAAATTAACCTGCCTTACAATTTCGTGACCAACACTCAAGGTTACATTACAAAACAACTCACCTATATTTAATTCACATATACAACCCTTAATTTGGTTGAATGTAAATTGCTTTTCATTTCTATTAAAACTCAACTCATTCATACATTTATTTTTATTTGTAATTACAAATCTAACAAAAAAATTTAAAAAAAATAATCAACAAATGTAAATTGAACGTCTTTTATGTTTAACTTAGCACGATTAAAAAAAATATGTCAAGCGAAAAAGAAATATTATCTGTATCATCTCTATTGAAAAATATTCAAAAGGGAATAAAAGTATATGGCTTGAAGCAGTTAAATGACTCTCTCGAAGCACTTATAAATAGTGGCGATGGAAGAGATAAAATAATTGATAAAATTCTGTTAATTGTTTGCGATGATTTTAAAATAAGTAAAAATATTTTGCTATTTAGCAATGAGAGAGGGGAAATTCAAGAAGCGAGAAGAATCGCAACCTGTTTATTATTTTTTAATGCAAACATACCCGTAAGAACAATATCTAAAAAAATATTTGAAAGAGATTGGACTCTATTTGTATCAAAGGCTATCAAAAGGCATAGAAACATAAATGAGTCTATAAAGCCTGATAGGGAATACAAAGAGCGTTACGAAAAATTAGAAAAAATACTTAACAAAAAATAAATATGGCTATCAAAATTTATCAAAAAAGAGGGAACTTAAATTACAAAGAAAGAAAATTAATTACAGAGATTGAAAATTCTCTTATAAAAAAGTTTGGCGACACACCGCCTGAAAAATTTAATTCTGCTACAAATTTCGACCAACTAAAAGAGTTACACAATATGTATTGTGGGGATGAGGTAGAATTTGAAGAGATTAAAAATAATGAAACAGTAGAAGAAAGTAACCACAAAAATTTTAGAGATAATATGAAACCAGAAGCGAAAAGTGATTTTTCTCTTGATGAAATTGAAGATTCAGATAGAACATTTATTGACCCACTAAATCGTGAAGAGCCACTTGTTAGGGACTATGTAATGAATGAAGACCCAGCATCTACTCAAGGTTCAGGTGATAGGAGTAATCCTAAATTATCTTTTGATGAGCCATTAACTTTTGAAGATTCATTTGAAATACCAGGAGAGAGTTCATCTGACAAAGATAAGCGTAATAATACGGGAGAAAAAAACAATCAAAGTCAAACAGCAAGACCTATAAACAATTCCAATCAAAATACTGGAATGAGTCAAGCTAACCCACAAAACGATAATAAAAAACAAAAAAAGAGTAGTCAAAGGTTTGCTAAGTACATTGTAGAAACTGTTTGTATGCTATGTGAAAAAGGATTTGTTTGGTATGCAAATAGCGATATTAATGATTCAAAACTTGCCGAATATGAATTAAGTGGAGAGATTGATTTATCTGTATTGGTAACATTAGAAACGGGTCAAGAAGTTACTATAAAGCAATTTTTTCAAAATCAATCTTTGAAAGCAGAAGAGTTGGCAAGAATTTCAAAAGAGGAACAAGAGGATTTGACAGATGCAGTTGCAGAATTATTAATTGAGAAAAACTTTACTCCAACTCCAACACAAGAAGTTTTACTAATTGGTTTGAAAATTGTCGGAGGTAAATTTGTAAGTGCATTTTCATTGAAGTCACAAACGAATGATTTGTTAATGCAATTAAGAGCGATGAAAACTCAAGTTAAACAAGAAGAGTTTTATGAAGAGCCAGAAAGAGTTGTAAGAAGAGAAGAGCCAAAGCCTCAGCCACCTAAATCAAATGAGATATTAGATGAAGAAGATGATGAGAAATATTTATTGGATAAAGAAACAGAAACCATAGAATAAAATGAAAAAGAAAGTATTGTCAGCAGTATCAAGAGAGGCAGGAATGATGACTTGCACTGGTTTTCAAGGTGTGGGTAAAACATATCAAAATATGCACTTGATAAAAGACTACGTTAAAGACAAGCACTATAACGGGGTAAAGGGTCGTAAGGTACTTATTTTTGACACGAATGGCGAGTACACTCGTGAGCAGTTTGGTAAAAATGATATTCCAGATTTCGAGCCAAAGAGAATAGCTGTAAAAGATATTCAGGAGTGGAGTCGCTCACCTACAATAGAATGTAGAAGAGTTGATGCAAAAAATCTTGGTATAAAAGATAAGAAAAAATGTTTGGAGTACATTCTAAAAGTTTATAGAAATGGACTTATGGTTATCGAAGATATTAACACTTACATACTTTCAGTAACTCATATGGAAGAGATTGTAGGTCACATTGTAAATCTTCGTCATCGTGCGGCAGACGTTCTAATTTCATATCAATCTTTGCGACCAGTAGAGCCTCGTATTTGGCAAAATAGTCGTTGGGTGCGTATGCACTATCAGGCAGATAATATCAATGATATTAAAGGCAAAGTAACGAATGTAGTTTTATTTAAGATAGCACAATTAATTGTGAACAATAGATATTTTAATGATGACAAGCGTTTTTTCGTTTACATTATGGTTGCACAAAATAAAATCGAAGGCAAGTTCACTAAAAAAGAATTTATTGATGCCTGTAAATTATTTGCGAACTCGAATAAAAAATATGTAAAAGAATTTAAAGAGATGAATGATTGCTCACAAGAGGAAGCAGTACAGGGTTTGGTTAAACAATACTATGACCAATATTACGGGAACAAATAATGAAGAACGAATTAAAAGATTTGCAGATTAAGATTGAAATCAATAAAAGAATGTTAGAGTGCTTAGAACTTAGACTTCATTACATTGATTCAAATAGGGTTAACAAAAGCGATTACGAATTGAATGAAGATGATATTATTAAAATAACAACTAATACAAAGATTGATTTTCTAAATGACAAAATAAGTGAATTGGAAAATGAATTTATAAATTTATTATGAAGACAATAGGTATTTGTATTTCATTGGATGAAAATGATGACATTAATAAAGTGAAGTTATTTTTGGAAAGTCTTTTTAAAAGCGTAAACTATGGTATGATAAACTATTACATACACTTGAATAGTGTTGGTAGTTATAGGGAACTTGCAAAATACTTAGAACAACTTACTGTTACTTCGCCTTTTGTTAATGACGATAATGAGAGGGATAGACATTTTATAGATTTGCAATTTTCTGATTCAAGTTTATACGAAAGTTATAATAAATTAATTAAATTAGTAAAAGAAGATTATATTTGTATATTGCCAAAAGGATTATATTTGAATAATAACTGGCACTTAAATTTGCTTAATTATTACACTGAAATACCTACTTCCGGGATAATATCAATAAATTGTGGTGTAGAAAAAACATATTATTCAGCAGTTCTTTCTTATGATAAAATGAAAACTATTTTAATGCCTACAAATTATATTTTGAGTGGATTGCTTTTTATGAAAAAGTCTTTAGTTCACTTTATGGGAGGTTTTGATTGTAGTTTGATTGGATATGAAAGAGAAGAGATTTGCTATCGCTCAAGAGCAAATGGATATGTAAATTATTATGCTTTAAAAGACAACTGCATAGATACTATTTACAAACACGAAACAAAAGATTCTATATCGAAACAAATGTATGAAGAGAGCGTAAAGTCAATGAATAAAAATAAAATTTTTAAAAAACAATTATAATTATGGAAAACGAAATTAGACCAGAAGTAACAACATCAGCGCCTAAAATATTAGTAGAGATATTGGTTCACGGTGTTGAGGATGAAAAAAAAGAAATTAAAAAACTTTTTGATAACATAGAAGGTCAAATGAGTAAACTAAAAAAGGGTAAGATGGTTAGAATACTTTGGTATATTGACAAAGGAGAGTTATCGAAAGAGGAAAAAGAAAAATGGTTGATTGAAAATAGCAACTGCAAATATCACATATTTTTGAATGAGAGAACAGTAAAGCCAGACTACATAAAAGACTTATTAACGATAATTAAAAAG